ATCTTAGTTTTGATCAAGCACAGGTAATTCTCGAATCTGACGATAAAGAAGGTAAAAATCTTTATCTGAAGGGTATTGCCATTCAAGGCGGTATTAGAAATGCGAATCAACGTGTCTACCCTGTAGATGAAATTGAACGTGCGGTTAAAACACTAACGATCAGATTCAAAACGGGTATAGTGTGTTAGGTGAAGTCGATCATCCAGATGATTTAAAAGTAAATTTGGACCGTGTCAGCCACATGATTACACAAATGTGGATGGAAGGTCCTAACGGTTACGGAAAGATGAAAATCCTTCCTACACCGATGGGTAACTTAGTCCGTACTATGCTCGAGAGCGGTGTAAAACTTGGTGTTAGTTCTCGTGGTAGCGGCAATGTTAACGACATGAACGGCCATGTATCCGATTTTGAGATCATTACGGTCGACATAGTTGCTCAACCCAGTGCCCCGGGGGCCTATCCTACTCCTGTTTATGAACATCTCATGAACACTAGAGGTGGATACAAAGCCCTTAGGGTAGCAAATGAAGTGAAAGAAGATCCAAAGGCCCAGAAATACCTACAAGAAGCAATTCTACAGGTTATTAAAGGTCTAAAATAAGCCCGAGGAGAAATAAATGTTGGACGCATTCAAACAATTAGTAGAATCAGGCGTAATGACAGAAGAGACAAAGAACGTTGTCGAAGCTGCTCTACAGGCCAAGATTCAAGAGAATCGCGACCAAGTCACCGCTGAACTTCGTGAAGAATTCGCACAAAAATACAGTCATGACAAACAAGTTATGGTTGAAGCGATCGACAAGATGTTAAGCGACAGATTGGCCGTTGAGATGGCCGAATTGTTAGAAGATAGAAAAACACTAGCAGAAGCGAAAGAAGCCTACAAGCAGAAAATTGCCGAGCACTCTACAAAGTTAGAGGGTTTTGTTATCAAACAATTAGGTAAAGAGTTAGTAGAGTTCCAAAACGATCGAAAGAAAGTCAGTGAGAACTTTGAAAAATTAGAGCAGTTTGTAGTACATGCTCTAGCAAGAGAAATCAATGAATTTGCTCAAGACAAGAAGGATCTAGCCGAAACTAAGGTTAAGCTAGTTCGTGAAGCCAAGAGTAAGTTTGAAGAAATCAAAGCCCAGTTTATCCAACGCGGTGCTAAAGTTGTCGAGAATGCTATTACTAGCAAACTCACAGCAGAAATCAGTCAACTTAAAGAAGACATCGATTCTGCTCGTAACAACAGCTTTGGACGCAAGATTTACGAAGCATTCGCCCAGGAATATTCTGCTTCCTTCCTAAATGAAAAATCTGAAACAGCTAAACTGTTAAAGATCATTCAAAAGAAGGATCAAGAATTAGCCGAAGCAAAACAGGCCGTTACAGAAAAAGCTACTCTAGTAGAATCCAAGGACCGCGAAATTCGTGTTGCCAAGGATCTAATGGAGCGTAAACAAGTTATGGCCGAACTACTAGCACCATTGAGTGCTGATAAGAGAGAGCTAATGCATCAACTTTTAGAGAGTGTTCAAACTCCTAAACTTGCATCAGCATTTGACAAGTACCTACCAACAGTAATGGAAGGCGAAGTTAGAAAGCCAGCCAAGGCTGTGCTTACTGAAGCTGCCGAAATTACCGGTAATCGTGAAACAAAGCCAGAGGTAGGCTTAGATAACATTTTAGATATCCGCAAGTTAGCGGGCCTAAAATAATTTAAATTCAAGGAGACAAATAAAATGTCACAACTATTAAATGAAAGATGGTCAGAGACCAAAGAAGCTCTGCTTGAAGGCCTATCTGGTAACCGTCGTAGTTCTATGCAGGTTTGTTTAGAAAACACACGTCGTTACTTGGCAGAAAGCGCAACAGCAGGTGCTACAAGTGCTGGTAATATCGCTACACTAAACCGCGTTATTCTTCCAGTAATTCGTCGTGTAATGCCCACAGTTATTGCTAACGAAATTATTGGCGTTCAGCCAATGACAGGACCTGTTGCTCAGATCCACACTCTACGTGTTCGTTATGCTGACGCTGGCGACAACGTAGTAGCAGGTGAAGAAGCTCTAAGCCCATTCAAGATTGCTGCTGCTTACTCTGGTAACAACAATGATTCTGCTCCTAAGGCAGACAGCACAGCGGCTCTAGAAGGTCGTCCAGGTAAGCGTATGAGCATTCAAATCTTGAAGACACCTGTGGAAGCCAAGAGCCGCAAACTAAGCGCACGTTGGACTTTCGAGGCTGCTCAAGACGCTCAAGCACAACAGGGTATTGATATCGAAGCAGAAATCATGGCCGCTCTAGCTCAAGAAATTACAGCTGAAATCGACCAAGAGATCCTAGCTTCTCTACGTGGTTTGGCCACAGTTGAAGAAACATATGACCAGAGTCTAGTTTCTGGTACAGCTACATTCGTTGGTGACGAGCACGCTGCTCTAGCCATTCAGATCAATCGCGTAAGCAACTTGATCGCTCAGCGTACACGTCGTGGCGCTGGTAACTGGGCTGTTGTTTCTAACCAGGCTCTAACAATTCTTCAGAGTGCTACAACTTCTGCTTTTGCTCGCACAACAGAAGGTACATTCGAG